TGTTCAAGCTGTAGGAACGTATCAAGGTATACAAGCTCAGAAAGCTGCAAACAAAGCACAAGTACAAGCTTATGAAGATGAAAAAAAATTTAATGAATTAAAAGCTATACAAGATTCAAATAATGTTAGAGAAGAAGCTATTAAAAAACAAAAAATCAATAGAGCTATTGTAGCAGGATCTGGATATAATGATGATAGTAGAAGTTTTTTATCTGTTCAAAGTGAAATAGATAGAATAGCACAAAAAGATATTGGTAATATTAGAATTAATATGATGCGTGGTAATCAAAAAATGGACTCTATGATTTATACAACTAAAGTTATGGGTAAAGCAAAAGAGTTTGGTGGTTATGCAAGTATAGCTGCAGCAGGATTTAAAACAGCATCTTATGCTAAATCTTATTCAGCTGGAACTACAGGTCAATATGGATTAGATAGTGATATTACTAAAACTGCAAAAATAAGAACAGCAACTGAAGGATCTAACTAATGGCATTAAAACAAGGTAAAAGATCTGTAAATTTAAAAGCAAGTGTTGCTGATAATATTGGTGTACCTAAATTTCCTACAACTAATATAGTAGCTGAAATATCTAAACCAATATCTGAAATAGCAGATACATTTAGAAAAACAGCAGAAGCTGATGCTAAAGTAGATTGGCAATACAATTTTAATAAAACAACAAGAGATCATTATATAAATTTAAAAGAAAAATTTAAATTTGATCCAGATGGCATGAGAAATGCTATTGATAGTTATTCTAAAAATACATTAGCAAATACACCTTTAGTTTATAAAAGTGTAGCAGAAAATTTATTATCTCAAAAAAATTTAGCAAATATGTCATATGCAACTACAAATTATGATAATCAAAAAACAAATAATTTATTAACTGGTTGGGAAGAAACTAAAAGTTCTTTAATTACAGATACAGCAGGAAACTTAGAAACTATTATAGCAAGTGATAATCTAAGTGCTATGGATATAAATAGTCATATTGGAAATACTTCTTTCAAAAATTTAAATCATAATTATGGATTATTTGAAGAAACAGCTGTTTCAACACAAAGATACAAAGGAACACAATTAGCAAAAGATTTAAATAATGATATTGTAGAATTAGAAGCATTAAGAATATTTAGTTTAATGAGAAAAGTAGGAGATGTAGATGGTATAAAATTATTTACAAACTATGCTGCAGGTCAAGATAATTTTCCAGTTACACCAGATAATGTAGATAATCCTATATTTCAAAAATATACAAATGATATTAGAAATCCTTTAATAAGATCTAAAATAATATCTAAAGTAAAAAGTTTATATGATGATCACAGAGGTGCTAAAATTACTAATTTAAAAAATGCAGATATTAAATATAATCTTGATGGACTACAAAATGCTGGATCTATATTAGATGTTCATAATTTTAGAGATGGAGTTGGTAATGCAACAAACTGGGTGATTAATAATATGCCCAATATATCTCAATCTCAATTTGGAAAAGCTATAGAAATAGTAGATAAAAATATTAAAGTACAAACTTTAGTAAGTAAAGCAATTAATACAAATGAAATAATAGACAACTTTGAAAGTAATGAACAAATGGAATTATTTCAAACTGCTTTGTTAAGAAGATATGGAATTAATGATAGTAATTTAACAGATGTTGAAAATACACAAATAGGTTCTGTAATGGAAATATTTAAAAATCAAGATATGGAACCAACAGCTATAATTAAAAAAATACAAGGTAATTATAATGTTGATTTTAATACACAAGGAATGGTAGAAAAATTTGAAAATAATTTAGCATTATATAATTATATAAAATCAAAAGATATGTTTCCATATGTACCAATAGAAAATGAAAATGTTTATATTAAAGCTAATGATTTTGGAATTTTAGGTGGAAATGAATCAAGAGAAGTAAAAGCTGAAACTCTTAATAAAATTGTAGGTGATAAAAATTTTGACAAAGATATAGAAAAAATTACTAAACATCTTGAAGATAATCTTGATGTTGCAGTTAATAATATGCGTTGGACTATTAATATGCAGGATATTAATACAGATACTTGGTGGCTTAAAAAAACTTTATTTCCAAGTGGAAAAAATAAATTTGCACATATGTTTATACCAGAAAGTACAAGTTTTTGGTATTATGGAACAAAAATGGCACCACAAGTACAAAAAGTTTGGTTAGATAATACTATTAATCAATTAGCTCTTTTAAATGCTGGTAAAGATATAGATATTAATACTAATGAAGGTAAAGTATTATTTTATAGAGCTTCTATGCAGGCTCTAAACTCTATGAATAGACAAGGTTATTCTGCAACTAGATTAAATGGAACAGGTGAAATTACTATGACTAAACATGGTTTTGAAAAAGAAGTAGGATTTACAGGACAAGGTTTTGATTCAGCTTTGATGGCACAAGGAAATTGGTTACAAAATAATTTAAGTGATTTAGAACAAAAAGAAAGATTTGGTTTTGAAGCTATTACACCAGATGGTAAAAAAACTAAACCAGTAAACATATCTGATATAATAAAACGAGAAATAGATACTGGTTATAAAAATTTAATAGTAGAACCTACAGGTACATTTCATCAAAATGGTAAACCACATTATCATGTTAAATTAATACATAATGAAAGAATTATTAATCTTACACAAGGTGATAATTATTTTGATCCTACAGGTTTAGGAAGCAATAAACTTGCATCTAATAAACTTCCAGGATCTAGAGCTGAATTAATGAACACTTTAGCTGAAAAAAAATATAATATGTTCATGGAAAAATATGGAGGATATATAGATGGCGATAATAAAATTGAAGGTTGGATTAGGAAATTTATGTACTCAACAATTAAAACAGGCTTTGAAGCTTCTGATTATAGGTTTTACCCAGATTTTCCTGGTGTTAATGATGTACCAGCAGAAGTAAAACCTTTTGGTTTTATTCTTAAAGTGCTTGGTGCAGATGTAAGTGTTGAAGATTATTATGATCAAGGAGCTAAAATAAATAACGAAATAAACGAAACTATTTCTTATGATAAACAAATTACAGGTAATATGCGAATTAGTGAAAAAGATAAATTAATTGAATCTGCATTTCCTCCTCATAAAACGTCATATACAGATCAAAATTTACAATTAAGTTTTAGACAACACGTTTATAATAATTATGAAAATAAAAGTTTACCTCTTACATTTAGAACAAATAACTATATGGCAGTTATGAAAACAGATCAAACATGGGAAGGGCAAATGACTGATATTGATACTGGTAATCAAGCTGCAGTATTTGCTAGTCCTGTTGATTCTATAAGAGCAGGTGTTAGAGTTATGCTTAATAATTCTTCATTATCTTTAACAGATACAACAAAAAGATATGGAGATACACCAAGTATAGAAGAAATACTTACAAGCTATGCAGAAAATACTTCTATATATTTAGATGCGTTAGAAGAAAAAACTAATTTTACTAGAGATACATCAATAAACTTTTTTGATTCTAATCAAATGATGCAATTAATTAAATTTATGATCGAACATGAAATGGGATCAGAAGCATTTAATAATTATTATCCACCAGATCAACAACAATATTTAGATCAAATGATATTAGAAGGATATAATAGAGGTATTAATTCATATGGTGGTAAACTTGGTAAAATGAATTAATGACAGCTTATCCATTTACACCTTCTGATGCAAAAAGTTTAGCAGAACAAAGAGAAAATCCAGTTCAATTTGATGTAATAAAAGATTTTGCAGATGGTTTTTCTACAGAAAATTTGCCAACTATGGCAGTAGATTATTTGTTAAATAAACAAGACTTTCCTGCAGATGAAACATACAATCCAAAAGAAGATCCACAACTAAGAAATTATACAGATTTTTATGATTTATTTATGTTTAGTAAAAGTGCCTCTGAAAGCACAGCTATTATAGAAAAACTTAAAAAAAATGCTGAACATAATTATGCTAGTCCTTGGTATCATATAGGTAAAATTACAGGAGCTTTTACAGATCCTTCTACATTATTATTATTTAGTAAATTTGGACAATCAGCAAAAATTTTTGGTAGTGCATTTACTGCAGAAGAATTAGCTAAACAAATGATAGAACCTACAAGACCAGATAATTATGTACCTTGGGTAGTTGCAGGTGGATATGGTTTACCATTTATTATGAATAGAATGGCTAAAGGTTCTGTAGGTGCAGGTACACAACAAAAAATTATTGATGCTGATAAAGCATATCATGCACCACCAAAAACTATGACACAAGAAATTTATGAAGATGGTAAATTTATTAATCCTACTGATTCAAGAACAACAGGTTCTGTAGGAGCTGCTGCTAATGAACAAAAAGTACAACCAACACTTAAATCAGAATTTGAAGGTGAAAGATTTGTTAAAAGTAATTTAGGTGTATTTGGAGAAGATGGTCCATGGACTAATGTATTTAGATTAACTAAATCATCTTCTAAAAATGCAAGAACTATGATTGCAGATATATTAGATACTCCTTTATTAAAACTTAAAAATACTAAAGAATATGGTTTTCAATCAACTAATTCTTCAATCGAAACTAAATTAAGAATGAGAGAAGTACCTTCTATTGAAGCTATGAAAAGTATTAAAGAACAATATCTTTTATATATAAATAGAGTGCAAGGTAAAACTCCTAAAACAGAACTTGGTATTAATCTTCATAATAAATTTAATGGTGATTTTATGAGTCTTGCAGAATTTGCAACTGAAATAACTAAAACAAGACTTAATAAAATGCAACATGATGTACCAGAAGTAGCAGCTGCAGCTAGAGTAACACAAAATAAAGTATATGGACCTATGGGTAAAGAAGTACAAGAACTTGGTATTAGAAAACTTCCTATAGAAAGAGAATTAAATATGTGGAAATCTATTTTAGAAACTATGAGAAAAAAAGGTGAAGGAACATTTACAACTACATCTAAAGTAGATGGTACTAAATCTGTTTTTACTAGAACAGAAATTCAAAATAAAATTACAAAATTAGAAGAAAGATTAATTCAAGCAGATAAGTTAGTAGATAATTATATTAATATTATTTATATTAAAAATGCTATCGAAAAAAATAAAAATTTATTTAAAGATATTATAAGAGAAGATTTAATTAAACAAAAAAAATATATTAATGAAAAAAAATTAAATGTATTAGTAGATGATTTAGCTACTCACTTTCCTTTTGTTAGATTTGAAAAAACTAAATATACAGATAATATAGATGATCTTATATATGAAAGATATGCATTTAATAGACCTAGATATGCAAGAGCTACAAGATCTAGAGAATTAAATTTATTACCAGAAACACAAACAAAACTTATAGATAATGGTTTTATTGTAAGTGATATATTTTCTTTAATGAAAACTTATTACAGACAAGTAACTCCAGATATTTTATTTACACAAAAATATGGAGATCCTAGTGGTCTTGGATATAAATATATTGATGAAGCTAATTCTATGACATTTCCTGGTCTTATACAGGTAGCTAATGAATACAATTTAAAAGCAGTAAAAGCTAAAACAAAAGAAGCTAAAGCTAAAATTATTAAAGAAAGAAATGATGTTTTAGAAGATTTAGAAGCAGGTATAGAACTTGTAAGAGGTACTTATGGTTTACCTTCTAATCCTCATGCTTGGACTTCTAGAGCTATGAGAACAATGAAACATTACAATGCTCTTACTATGCTTACAGGTTTTTTTGCAGCTACAGCTGATGTTGCTAGAATAACTATGACATCTGGTATTGAAAGAGGATTTAAAACTCAATTTGAAATGTGGGCAGACATGCTTTCAAATAAAAATGCAGGTATATTTAAAGCTGGTAAAAAAGAAGCTCAATCATTTGCTGAAGCAGTTGATATGATAACAGGTCAAAGAGCTATGTTATTTTCTGATATTGGAGATATGTTTGGTATGACTTCTAAAATAGAAGGTATGATGGGTAAAACTGCTAACTTTAATTTTATGTATGTTAACTTAATGTCTAGATGGACTGAGTTTATGAAAGGTGCAGCATCAGTTACTATAGGATCTAGAATAATAGAAGACTCTATTAAATGGGGCAAAGGAACTTTAGCAGATAAAAATAAAACTAAACTTGCAGCTTCTGGTATTGACGAACAAATGGCTAAAAAAATTGCTAGTGAATTTGATAAGCATGGTACAAAATTAAAATATAATTTTATGGCTAACACTGCAGAATGGACTGATGATGCAGCTAAACAATCTTTTGGTGGAGCATTAAATAAAGATATTAATATTACAATTGTAACTCCAGGTAAAGGAGATACTCCACTATTTATGAATTATGAATTAGCAAGTGTTATCGTACAGTTTAAAAAATTTGCTATGGCAGCAACACAAAGAATGTTAATGCGAGGTATGCAAGAAAAAGATATGGATTTTTTATTTGGATCGTTTTTATTAATGGGTACAGGTATGTTAGTAGATGCAGTTTATACTGAATTAAGATTTGGCAAAGATTATTCTAAAAAATCTTTTACAGATAAACTACTATCTGCTTTTGATAGATCTGGACTTGGTGGAATTTATGTAGATGTTAATAGATCTATTGAAGCTCTTACAGATAATAGGATTGGTATTAGACCTTTACTTGGTGAAGGTAAACCTTATGGATCTTCAATGAAATCTAAAGTTGGTTTAATTGGTCCTTCGGCATCACAAATTTATAATATATTTGACATAATGTATGACGTAGGTGGAAATAAATATAATCACTACACAGCTCGTAATGTGCGTAGATTAATTCCATTTCAGAACGTATGGTACTTGGATTGGTTATTTGACGACATAGAAAAGGGACTTCGATAATGGCAATTAATATATCAGATGTAGAACCACGAGTACAATATACAGCAACTGCTGGACAAACATCTTTTACTGTAGGGTTTGAGTTTTTTACAAACGCAGACTTAAAAGTATTTAATGGTGCTACACAATTAAGTTTTGCAGCTTCTCCAAGTGATGCAACAGAATATTCTGTTACAGGTGCTGGTGTAACTGGTGGAGGATCTATTACTTTAGGTTCGCCTGGAGCTACTGTTAATGATGTAATTACTATATCTAGAGATATAGCAATAGCTAGATCTACAGACTTTCCTACTTCTGGTGCATTTCAAATAGCATCTCTTAATGATGAGCTAGATAAAATTACTGCTATGGCACAGCAACTTGAAAGAGATTTAAAATTTTCTCCTAGAGCTGCAGAAACAACTTCAAATACTTTTAATTTAACATTTCCTAATTTAGTAGCAGGAAAAATGTTA